GCGCGTCCGTCACCCACTGGTGGTAGCGGTTCGTGGCCTTTTTCCGCTTCAGGTTCGTGAACGCCCACGTGTCCATCGGCGAGATGTTGTAGACGATATCCTCGACGTCCTCGGCCATCGTGGACAGATCAAAGGTCTTGGTCGCTGCTTCAGCCATGATTAACTCCGTGCGCGCATTTTGGCGATAAGCGCCGCCGCGGCATCTTCGACTCGGCCCGTTTTCTTGAGCCTATCGACCGCCTCGGTCGCTTTCGACCTCTGCGCAGATTGAATGGTGTTCGCCGCGCTTGTCTTGAGCGCAGGCTTGGGCGCCTCTGCGGCGCGTTTGGCAATGGCAGGCTTCGCGGCTTGCAGCTCCCGGTATTTCTTGGCGTCCGAAAACGCCGCAACAACCTCCGGGTCGTACAGCGCCGCTCGCCCCTCGGGGGTGAGATCGCGCTGGCCGATGTACTCCGCGAGTGCCTTGCGGGCGCTGTCATTCGCCAGGTCAGGCGCGATCCGCGTCAGCATGGCGACCCCGCGCTCGACCTGCTGCTGTCGCAGCGCGGTTTCGGCGGCGGTCATCTTGCCCGCGGCGTCCTGCAATGCCCCCGCAATGCGGCTTTGCGCGTTTTGCAGGGTCATCATCCTAGCCAGCGCCTTTTGCGCGGCTACCGGGTCGCTGTCGCTGTACGCCTGCCAGTCGATCTGGCCCATGCGTTCAAGCTCCCGCGACACGCTGCGCGCATCCGCGAGTAGATCGGTGTGCTCGCGCGCGAATTTCGACAGTTGCGTCGCCTGTTCGCGCTCGGCCTCGATCACCTTGCGGATTTCTGCGGCTTCCTGGAATTTCTTCGTCGTCCCGGCTTCCAGGTCTTTAACCTTGCGCTGGATGCGCTCGGCCTGTTCCCGCATAGCCTTCGGCAGCGCGAATTTCTCGCCTGCGACGTCGATTTCGATGGCCTCGCTTTCGTCCGCCGCGCCGTCTGCCGTAGCCTCGTCGGCCTGCTCGGGCGGGGTTTCCGTCTGCGACTCAGCCTCTTGCGCTTCGGACTCGCTGGTGTCGTCCGTGGCCGGTTCGTCCGGCTTGACACCCCAGCGCGCTAGAAGCGCCTGCGCTGCGCCTTCCTGATCGTAGCCAGCGACTTCCGGCGTGGCCGGCGTGGTCGCGTTCGTGTTTTCCATGGAACCGCGTAAGAGTCACGCACCAATGAAAAAGGCCACCCGAAGGTGGCCTATCAGCGGCGGTGCGTTTACCGCAAATTAGATAACGCGCAGAATCTCCCGCAGGCCCAGTCGCTTGCGCTCGGCCTCGAGTTTCGCCAGCTTGCCGTCGGCGATTGCGCGCCTAAAGAAGTCGTCGTAAAGCTTGTGGACGTGCAGCAGGTAGCGCAGCTTTTCGCGCCCGTCCACGTCATCCATCGGGCTATTCGTCCACAGGTCGATGATGTGCGCGCGGATGTGCTCTCGCGCCTCGACCATCATCTCGTCCTGCCACAGCCGCTCGGCCTCCGCGGCCCGTCGCTGCGGGTCGGTCACTTCAGCCCATCCCGTGCAGCCCGCAGCCGCAGCAATTCCGCATTCGCCGCGGCGACCCTTGCCACCACATCCTCGCGCGCGGCGTCCGCCGTCGCAATTTGCGAGCCGAATTGAGTAATTTTGCTAGCCGCGGCTTGCGCCCGCGCAGTCGCGCCGTCCCGGATCGCCACCAGCGGCGCACGCGCAGCGCCAGTCAGCGGCACCAGTGCGGCGATGGTGGCGTCCCGCGTGGCGATGGCGTCGTTGCGCTCGATCACCGCCGCATCACGATCGGCCCGCAGACGCGTCAGATCGCCCTGTAGCGCCTCGCGCTGCTCGACCAGCACATCCCGCGCGGTGCGCTGCTCGATGACGCCTAGCGTCGCCTGGTGCAGCGCGCGGCGGTCCTCGCGTTCCTCGCGCGACAGCTTGCGCCTCACGTGCTCGGCCTCGGCGCGGTCGATGGCGAGCGCGGACGCCTGCGCGCCGATGGGCCGCTCCACCAAGATCACGTCGCCGTCGTCCTCGCCCGTCTCGGGCATGCTCAGCACCGAGTAGCCGAGGTACACGCGCTTCGGGTGCTGCGGGTTGATCGTGTGCGGCAGCAGGTCCGCGGGCGGCTCGATCCCGTCGAACAGCAGATTCGCGTGCAAGCCCGCAGACTCGACCATCTCGGGCTGCGTGATGCCGTCGACCGTGATCGTGGCGCCGGTCGGCTTGTAGATCGTGCCCAGCATGTCGACGTGCAGGCCGGCCATCGGCGCGAGCAGCGCCCGCATCGACGCCTCGTCGGCTGTGCGCAAGTACAGCACCGTGCGGCTCATACCGCGAGACTCCGTGCGCGGTCACTCGGCACCGCGCGTGCGCCGGCCCGGATGCGCGTCGTGAGCACGTTCGCGCCATCGGCCATCACCGCGCGCGTCGTCGTCGGCACCGTGCCGCTCGTGTCCTCGACCACCGCGCCGCCGTTGAGGCTGGCAACGAATCGGTTGGCCGCCCACGTGATCGCCACGCGGTTCAGCGCGCCGACGTTCGGCGTGCCACCGTCGATGCTGGCCTGCGCCGCGCCGCCGTCGGTCACTGCGTAGACGCCATCGTTGGTGATCAGATGCCGCTCGTTGGCCGTGCCGTCGTCCAGCGACAGCACGTTCTGCGAGCCCGCTGCGGCCGGGATGTAGTCCACCACCACCGTGCCCTCGGTCGCGGTCGCAAGGCTGTTGCTCGGCGCATCCACCGTCCGCGTCACCGTCGCCGCGAACGTCGGGATCGGGGAGGTGGCAACCGCGCCGTCCTCCTCCTGCACGTAGTCCACGTCCACCGCGTCGCCGCTGGTGACGATGCGCACGCCGATCGTCGGGTTCGTGCTCGTCACGGTCGTCTGGAACCGCTGCCACGCCGACGTGAGCGTGCGCGCGACCCACGTCGTCCCGCCGTCGATGGTCGTCTCGACCGTGCCCGTGCCGGTGCGGCGGCGCAGGAAGATCGACAGCACCCGCGCGCGGCTGGTGCTCGTGATCGCCTGCGTCGCGGTCGCGTTCGCGCCGGTCGCCGTCAGCACGGATGCGCTGTTCGCCGCGCCGTCCGTGCCCGTGGCCGTTAGCGTCGCGGTGGCGTTCGACTTCGTCCACGCGGCGTTCGACAGGTCGCGCGACCACAGCACGCGATTCGTCGCCGCCGGCTCGCTCCGCAACCCCCACACACCGAGCGCCGCGTCCCACGTCACTGCGGGGGCGTAGCGGGCGGCGCCTGCCGTCGGCACGTAGGCGGTAAGTGCGCCCACGTTTGCTTGAAACTCTGTCATCGTCACGGTTAATGACGACTGCATTGCTCCTGCGAGGTATATGTACGGCTTCGATACCCCGCCGCCACTTGCGGCCGTAAGTGAATTTACAAGCAACCCTCCATTAATGCCAACGTATTGGTCGCTATTGCTTGCATTAATCGTTGACTGCGAAAAGCCCTGGTCCCCGGTCGAATAGATAGTGACCGCTTCGCCGCCGGTCAAAAGCCGCGACAACTTTACGCGTTGCTGCTGAGAATACGACGCCCCTGCGGCGAATGTGAATCCGACGCTTCCGGTTTGTAATGCGCGCGAGCCGCCAAACCCAGTGCCCATCGTCTGATCAAATGTGATCGTCGGGGCAGTCTTGCCATTCAACGTGCCAGTGCCGACCGTCGGCGGAGTGGTTCCCTGGGCAGTAAATGCAGAAGACGGCTCGCTGCTGGTATGCAGGTTATGCGCCGCCCACCGATACGTCCCGTCCTGCTGCTGCTCCAGCCGCGGCCCGGTCATCGCATCGGCCGACAGCCGCACGCCGCCGTGGCCGGGCAGGCGCCAGCCGGTGGTGGCGCCGGTCGTGCCCCACGCATCCGGGCTGCTGATCGCCTCGCGGATGGCGGCGGCGGTGGCGTCGAGGGTCCACGCGATGTCGTTGACGCCGAACGGTCCTTTTGCGCACCACGGACCGCGCCCCTTCCACGGACTGCGCGCTTTCCACGGTCCGCGGCGCAGGAACGTCATTTGCTGCCGATGACCCCGAAGCGCGACGCCACACCCGTGCCTGCCGTGCGCGTGGCCCGCAGCGCACGCACCGGCGCGTCCAGCACGTCAGTCGACAGCGTGGTGGCGGTGGCGTTTGGCCACGGATACCACAGCCGCCCGTCTACGCTGTACTCCACGAGCACGCTGTCACCGTCCAGCGGCTGCACGTAGACGGTCGCCGGGTACAGCACGTTCAAGTCGGCCGTGACGGCGGTAGAGCCCGTCAGTTCGCCGTGAAATTCGTCACGCAGTCCCATCAATCGCTCCTGCCGGCCGCATCGCGGCCGCTTGCATGTTTGCCTGCGCCTGGATGCGCGCGATCTCAATTCTTGCCTGCGCTTCCAACTCGGCCTTGAAGCGCGCTAGCACCATTTCCTGCTCGGCCCGCATGCGCTCCAGGTCCATCTGCTGTTGCATGCGCTGCGCCTCCAGCGCGAGCTCGGCTTGGCCCCGCGCCTGATCCTGCTGCAGTTCGGCCTGCGCTTTCTGCGCTTCCAACTGGCCCTTTTGCTGCACCTCGACCATCCGCGGGTCGGGCGGCGGCGCCTGCTGCGGCTGCGGCTGCGGGACGCTCCAGAACAGATCGCCCGACTTGAAGCCAGCAAGGTTCGTGAGCTTGTCGAGCATCGCCTTGACCTTCGGCGGCTCGGTGAGCCCCAGAGGAATCGCCGGCCCAAGCGCAATCTGCAGCATGTTCATCAAAAACTGCTGCTGCTCCTGCCTGTTGCCGTTGCCCAGCCCGACGCTGATGCTCATGTCCGCGCGCTTCACCCACTGGCGCGGGTCGACCGACACGTATTGATTGCGCATCCGCACGATTTGCGGCTGGCGCGCGTGCTTGAGCGTGAGCGCGTGAATCAACAAAAATAGCTCCTTGACGGCCTCCGCGAATTGCCGCGCGACCATCTCAAGCCGAGCCTGCGACGCGCCCATGATTTGCATGATGCCGGTCGCGGTCTTGTTCAGGCTGTTCGCATCCAGCCCCTGCGTGTACCGCGTAATACCCGTCCGCGTCTCCCGAACCGCGTCCATGTACTCGATCACCGGCAGGCCCGCCCCGGCCGTCTGCGGCGTCGTGAGCGGCATCATCGACGTGCCGGGATCGCCATCCACGCGCACCAGTCCGCCGGGGCGGCTCACCAGCATGTCGTCGAGATTCACCCGCGCCTGGTCGACGGCGAACCGCGGCGCTGCAGACAGATAGGTCGCGTCCAGCACGCCACGCTGCAACGCCGTTTTAATGTCCTGAATGTCGCCCGCGATGTCGTAGACCGACTGGCCGTAATGCTGGTGAGCCAGGGGAAACGGCGCGAACGCGGCGATCGGAATGCAGTCCGCGTCCTCGTCCAGCAGAATGGTTTTGCCGACGATCACGATATGGCGCAGCTCGGCTCGGCCCTTGCCCGCGTAATCGCAGCGCATCCAGCACTCGCGCACCCGGACGCGGCGCATGCTCGGGTCCGACTCGCCGGCATCCTCGCGATCCCGCCACGGGTTGTCGCGGTCGCGAATCTCGGCTTCGTAGTCGTTGCCCGACTCGCCGCCGTCGCTCAGGTCGTCCGGAACGTCGAATCCCTCTAGCCGCAGTTCCGACAGCGTTTTCCGCTCGCGCCGCTGCACGAAGTCGGCGTGCGCAAGCGAAACCTTGTCGTGCTGCGCGGAAACGTAGATGCGCTCCGGCGCCACTACGTCGAATTTTACGCACCCGTACACCACCGACCGCCGCAGCGCAACCGTATGCACCGGCTGCCCGTACCCGTCGACCGCGGGCAGGTGCTCGACAATCTCGACCTCGGCGTCCTGCGCCAACATCGCGAATTCGTCGTCCGTCAGCCCGGCGTACCGCTCGATCGTCGTGTCCTCGCTTTCCTCCCAGTGCGCGAACACGTAGCCGGTTTTGCTCACCAGCCCGTCGTGCAAAAAGTCGTGCAGAACCTGGAAGCCGGCGTTGCGCTCGAGCGCAATATGGTTGACGTATTCGGTTTCCTGCTCGGCCGCTTGGATGTCCTCCGAGCCGCGCGGGGCAAACTCGGCGACCTTTTCGCCCGACAGGAAGATTCGCAGGATGCTCGGCTTGATGCTCTCTACGATGTCGTAGACGTCGCGCGACACCACCTGCGAGCGGCCGTCAGGCGCCGGGTTGGTGTTGTCACCGAGGTAGTACCGCAGGCTGCGGATGCGGTCCTCGGACACCTCGCCCGCCTGCTCGGCCAGCCGTTCCTGCGTCTCTATCGCAAGAATTAGCTGTGATTCGGTCATGCGGGGCATTCAGACGATTCCTGCGTTGCTGTATTTGAGCGGTTTGGCTTTAACGTCCGTTTTCGCGAATCGCCGCATCATCATTGCGTAGCGCGACGCACTGATCAGATCGTCGCGGTCTTTAACGATCAGTCCGTCCTTGCGGTGATACAAGCGGAGCTCTTCTCGCCAGTCGTTGCAAGTGCTGAACACCTTCCAGCGTCCAGTCTGCATTCGATCAAGCATTTCCATCACGCCCGCCTCGACGCCGTTCGTTCCGTCATCGAACGTCGCTCGGTCCTGCAGCATCGCCAGGCCTTGCTTTCGGTACTGCGCAGCCAGTTCTTCGCCGCTTCCCTTGTCGTGCTGCAGTCCGTCGTGCGGCCACGCGCACGGCAACCAGCGGCCCCACGCCAGCACCGACGGCGCGAACATCGCGGGCGTCTGTTCGCGCGCCCGGTGCGTCGCGACGACATACAGCACGTCGTTGTCGCGATCCCAAGCGAGCCGCGCTGCTGCCGACGGGTGGTCCCACCCGAAGTCGATTCCGACAATCTGCGGCCAGTGCTTCGGCAACGCGATCGGCTCGATAACAATCGATTCTTCCGTGACCGGGAACACGCGCCCGCTGCCAAGCGTCGGCACGCCCTTGGCCCGAGCTTCACGCTCGTGCTCCGGATAACTCGCGACGATCTGCGCACGCTGTTCGGCCGTGTAATGGCCGGCGTCGTCGATCGTCATCTGCGTGACGTGCCGATCTAGCGCCTCTTGCAGCAGAAAACGCCCTACGACCTCGGTCATGCCAAGCAGCGGTGTGAACGTCATCCACGCGATGCCGCCGGTCGCATTCGTCCGGGTCAGCCCCTCGGTGTAGATGTCGGGCGGCGGCTCCTCGTCGAACCACACAAAGTCGAGCGTTTCGCCCTGCCACTTTTCGCGGCCCTTCTCGTAGCTCTTCAGCCCCAGCATCGAGACTTCGCCCGAGACGTGCTTAACGCGAATTGTGTCCACCAAGTCGGCGACACCTCGCGCCATGACCACGTCGTCCACGCACTCTTTCGGGATCGCGCCCGTGCCAAACTGCCCAGGGCGGCCCAATAAAAGCCGCTGGATCGTGTCGCGCGTCGTTTCGCCCGTGACGCCCGCCGCCCATCCAACCACTGGCCCCCTGAAGCGTCGGCCGACCCACCAGTCCGGATAGCGCCCGGTTAGGTGCATCGCCGTCTCGTATGACGCCGAAAGTGTCTTGCCTAGCTGGTTGCCCGCCATCAACAACCGCTCGCGGTGCGACGCGCCTGCGGCGTGGAACTCAGCCTGCTTCGGATACGGCCGGTAGTCGGGGAGCCGGTTCTGCGAGCGTCGCGTCGACAACTCGCGTTCCATCGCCGCCAATACCTTGGCGTGCAAGGCTGGCTCGAAGGGCATCGACGGCAGCGACAAGTTCATCGTCGGACAAATCTTCCAGCGGGCGGCTTACCTCCAGCTGCTTTGGCATCAACGAGGCAACGACCCGCACGTAGGTGGCCGGCTCTTCTTCGCGGGTGCGGCGAATCGCCTCGGCGCCGTGCTCGCTAAAGTCATCTGACAGCGACCGCAGGAAATCCTCGGTGAGTCTGTTGCGGCTGCCCTTTGGGCGACCCTTCAAGTTGCCCGACTGCCCGGGCCGGAACAACCAAGGTTTCTGTTTGTGGACTGTACGTTCAGTCTCGGCAGCCGCTTCCATTTTGACGCCTTTGGACTTCCCTCGCGGGTGTGGTCCGCAAAAAAAACGCCGCACAAGGCGGCGTTAACCATCGTTTGGGAGGAGGCTAGATGAACGCTGCGGAGGGTCCGCCGCCTTCGGATTTGAATCCTACAGCGT